AACATGACGTGAAATAATAAGGCACGTCCTGACATACTTGCCATACCAAAGATGACACAGTCTTGCTCGCCTTTTTTATCCATGTCCATATCATATAAATATTCGGTACGAATTTTGCAGTAAATAGGTGGTATATTCGCATTAAGGTAGGCCATATTTTAATCCTTATATTATCGTTATCCATAAATGTCTCCCCAGTTTTCCCCTGACTCATAATCAACTTTATTGGGTACTTCTAGTTTAACAGCATTTTCCATAATCTCAATAATTTTATTTGCATGTTCTGGAGACTCTACTGATAAATCTAATTCATCATGAATTTGTATGTGTGCTACAATACCTTCTTTATATAAATCAACCATTGCTTTTTTAGTCATATCTGCAGCACTACCTTGAATTAATTTATTTAAAGCTTTGTAAAGATAAGCTCTTTTAATTCCTGGTCCGTGTTCCCTAAGTGCATCTTCATGTGTCATGGCTTTATGCATACCAAACATATTCGGTTCCCATAAATCAAACCTACATAATCTACCTAGCAACGTTCTAATTTGACCTTGATCCTGAGCTCTATTTGATGCAGAGTTCATTAGATGTTTAACAAAAGGTACCTTTGCATGATACTGATGAAATAATTCATCTGCTTTTTCTTTTGTTACACCAAGTTCTGCTTGCAGTTTAGTTTTACCCATACCATAAAACAAACCTAAGTTAATTGTTTTAGCTTGTGATCTAGGTATCTCTGCCATGTCTGCTACGATCTGGTGAAAGTCTGTATCTGTGTTTTCATTATAAGCATCAACAACATCATACACTGATGGAAATTTATGAAGTGCTGCATAATGTACAACCAATCTTGGTTCTTGTTGTGAGTAATCAAAACAACCCCAGGTATGATTCTCTTCTGGTAAGAATAAAGATCGTATCATAGGTCCTAGGTCCTTGTTCCGTGCTGGAAGTTGCTGTAAGTTTGGATTACTATAACTGAATCGTCCTGTTACAGTACCACCTTGATCGGATCTTATTTGATTGATGTCAGCATGAATTCTACCTTTGTGTTCATATCTTATAATTGTATCAATGAAAGTTGTATGAGCTTTATTAATCTCTCTTGCTTGTGCAATTTTTTGAACTAAAGGATGTTGATGTTCAGAAAGAAAGTTTTTAGTAAAAGAAGGGGACTGTGTTTTTTCAGTTACAGAATATTTTAAATCAAGTTTATCAAATACTTTAGCAATACTTCTTGCTGCCCATATTTGTGGTTCAATACCCGTTTCTTTTTGTACTTCTAATAATAATTGTTCTTCTTGAGATTGTAATTGAGTCTTTAATTGTGAAGCTCTCTCTGCATCTACTCGTACACCTTTAAATTTCATATCAACTAAACATGGAAATAATTCTGTTTCTAAATTAAAAATAAATTCTATATCTTGTTTGAGGATCTCTGTTTTAAATTTTTGCCATAACTCTAATGTTAGTTCGGCATCTTTTTCTGCATAAGCTCCAACATACATTGGTGGCAACTTCCACATATCTGCTTTAGGGTCTAATCCTCTAGACTTTGCTTCTTCAGTTAAGGCCGATTCATTTTTACCGTGGCCTAAATATTCCCAAGACAATGCATTTAAAGAATAGGCAAATTTATTCTCATCAATTAATGATGCTGCAATCATGGTGTCTACTATTAAACCATTGATTTTTATACCTAAATTACGTATCCAACATACGTCATACATAGCATTGTGAAAAATTTTTATGGCTGGACAAGCCATAATATCAGCAAACCACGCCAATACTTTTTTACGATCCATGTTACTCCCTGATCCATGAGCAATTGGAAAATAAAATTTTCTACCAGCAACAGCTATAGCAATACCGATTACTTCTCCACTACCTATTACAGATCCAGAACCTTTTGTGATAAGATCAGGATCTCTAGTTTCTAAGTCAATGGCTATTTCATCATAGGATCTTAAGTCAGGAAATTCTTCGGGTTCTATCCATTCTGTTTGTGCAGTAAATATAGGCACTTTCATTATATTTTTTCTTTTAATGAATCTAGATATTCTTGATCTTCTTTATCTAAATCTTCTTGTTTCTTTTTACCAAAAATTTCTTTCCAACGTTTTTTATAATTGTCATTGGAGGGTCGAGACTTACCGTCCCATTGTCTACCTTTTTCTTTTGCCATCTGTATCTCTTGTCTTTTTAATTTCTAATTCACAATAATGAATTATTTTTTCTAGATCTTCTATGCCATTTTTATTTTTATAACGACATACGTATTTAATAACATTTCCCTGAAAGAAACTCAAGTCGTTCTTAGAAATAAACTCATAGGGTTGTATGTGAAACGATTTGTAATGACTTCCGCCTATCTGCTTATCTTGTGGAAATATTTTTTCCATATCATCTTTATGTGTCATATGTTTCTCCTTTATAATGTGGTAGTTGTTGATTTAACGGGGTAATATAATATTTGGGAATTGAGGCCCCGAACCAACGTTGTTCGTTAGAACTTGAAGCTACCACTCTCCACGGAAATTGTCCCTCTATCCCGTTCTGTTTAAAATTACAAAGAATAACCATAACGTTCCTTCTTTGGTTTTAATAAGTATAGGCTTTCTTTGGCTCTAGTTGAGCCAACATACCAAACTCTATGTTCTTCATCTGCTTTATCAATATTGTTTTCTACAGATTGTCTAATTTTTCTAGCGTTGTCTAATACTAAAATAACATTTTCACACTCACCACCTTTTGCTGCATGAATAGTAGACACTTCTATTCTTGGAGATTGTGATAGTTTATCTCCATTAGATAACATTGTTCTTATATAAAAGCATTCATCCTGGTCTGCTCTTGTAAATAAATTATACCAAAGAGAATCTTTACCATAACCAAAATCATCCATAGCATAATATTGTTTATTTTCTTTAAATTTAAAAAAAGGGTTGTCTGGTAAGTATTCATGTATTTCTTTTGCATCTGCTAGATTAATTAAATTACCTTTACATAATTCACTAAAGTTTAGTATCGCTTTATATAATCTTACATTGTAACTCTTGCCAAACCTATCTTTAAAATATAAATTATTTGATCTTAATTGTTTGGATATTTCATCAGATCTATAAGTGGTTCTAGTTAGTATTAACCAATTGTTTTTTGTTAAATCAATATGTTCAATATTGTAAATAAATTCAACATTTCCAGCTGATCCTTTTTTTGGAAAATATTTTTTTTCTTTTCTAGTTTCTATTCTACTAACAATAACGTTAGATAAATCCTGTATGTTTTTTGGTACTCGATTCGAATAAGGTAATACTATTTCTTCTGCTGGTTCATTTATAAATCTATTAACATCTGCTCCAGCCCAGGCAAAGATCGCTTGATCGTCGTCTCCTGCTAAATAAATATCTTTTGATTTTTCTTTAAATACATCAAACATATCCCATTGTATTGGTGATAAATCCTGAGCTTCGTCAATAAAGATAACATCAAATTCTTTACATTTTTCTTTTTGATCTACAAATTTTTTAATCATGTCATTAAAATCATCTAAATTATTTTGTTGTTTAAAATAATTATAGTTTAAATAAATATGACCCAATGTTTCATAATCAATTTCTTCATCCCATTCATTTGTATTAAACTCTTCCTCAACAGATATATTTTTAACCCTGGCTTTGTTAATCAATTTAAAATAATCACTATTGAAATTTAAATAACCAGACTCATCCCCTACTTCAGTTACTCTTAAATTTAATTCCTTACCTATTTGTTCATAGTGAACTGGTTGCATTACATTCTCTTCACTCATACCTAATGTATGAAAAGCAAAAGAATGTAGTGTTTGAAAATATCTTAAATCTTTTTTATCTAATTCAGGATTTCTTTCTAACATTCTGTCCTTAGCTTCGTTGGCTGCTTTTCTAGTAAATGCAAAATAGCCTATTCTATTTAAAGGAGTTCCTTTTTTAATATACTCATCCACTAAATTTAGTAACGTAGTTGTTTTACCTGTACCTGGAGGACCAAATATTTTTTTAATCATTAGAATATATCGTCCTTAGATCTTGTTTTAATAATTTCTACTTGTGGTTTTTTATCAGAAAGTAATTCTGGAAACTTATCTAAAGATACTACAGTTACATTAATGGGATTATAAGAATTAGTATCTCCATCTTTTTTTGGAAATCTTTTACTTACACCAAATTTTGCATCAAATAATTTTGTCATTTGCTCTGCAGTTATTTTTCTATCTGTCTTCCATTCTTTATTTTTTAAAGAATCAAAGAAACTTGAGTAAACAAAAAAACCTTCATTACCTTCTATTAATACAGCTCCAGTTTTAAATGATGCATATGTAGTTGCTTTTGGTCCATGTAAATATTTAGATAGATACTCTTCTAACAACTCTTCATCTGAAGTACCTTTAGGTGGAGGTGTTGTTAATTTTGGTGGGAATAAATTATCTAGTATATCTTGAAATTCATTTTGTTTTATTTTTGGTGGAATCATATCTGCAGCCGCACCGATGATTGCTCTTATATTATCTAACTCTATTATTTGTTTTATATTTTTTGCTCTAACTTCTTTTGTAGTTTGACCATCAGATAAAGTAACATTAAAAGTATATTGTGGTTCAGCATAAGTTATTTTTTGTAATCCCGATAACGCTGGAAAAACTCTTTTCTTATCTGATAAATAACCAAAAGCTCTTTTTCTACATTCTGCTTTCATACATACTGGTTGTATTGGATCTTCAGTACAAGTATGTCCTTTAGTTTCTCTTACCCAAGATTTTAATTTCTTTTTAGTTTTTTCTTCTGTCCAATCTATTACATTATTAGCACCGGGTTCAAAATATTTACCAGGCGCTGCAATAACCATTTTCTCCCAATCGTCTGGATATTTCTTTTTAGCAAACACCATATAGTTATATAAAAATCTGTCTCTACCATCTCTTAATTTATTTTTAGTTAATATTGCAAGACAAGGTGGACCATCATTAAATTCTTCCCCACCACCATTTAATAAAGACCTAGTATGTTCTAGTGTAAACTCTTCTAATTCGTCAGCACTATATGTATTTGCTTCAACTACATTTATAAATTGATCGAAAGTAAATGTTGTACCATCCAAATTAAATGCAACTCTTTCAGTTTTGTTATAGTAAGGTAGGTTAATATATTGACCCATATTCCATTTACCTTCTGAGTCTTTGCCTAATTCAGTTTGTTTAGGATATATCTCAATGTTAGTTGGAAGTTTTAATGTAAATAATAATCCTTCTAAAAAATTTCTTATTGCAACAGCTCTTATTGGTTCTTTAACAAATAAATATAAATGTAAACCACCTGATTTAGATTTAACTGGAACAACTGGTAGTTTATGTTCAGCAATAATATCTAAATATTTTTTGTATGGAAAATTAGAATAACTATGTTGTTTGTCATCAATATCTATAGCACCAAACTTTGCCATACCTTTATCATCACATGGTTGAATACCAATAGATTGTCTACCGTTCAAATGATCTAAATAATCTTTTTCAGTAATCTCATTATAAGACCAACCATAAACTGGTTTAGCCTTACCCGTGCTTGGATCAATGGATAGTTTTGTTAGGTTTGCAGTACCGAATGCTCTTTGCAAACCTGTAAAAGTCTCTATAAATTTTCTTTCTTTATTATCCATTATTAAACTGTTTGTAGTTTATGTGGGCGATTACTCGCCCACAATATATTGGGTAAATTAAAAGTGAGAAGCTTCTGATTTAGTACTATCTGTACTTTCACCATGCTTAACTTTGACATCACCTTTAGATATACTTTCGGCAAAAGATTTAGCTTGTTGGTATATTGCAGTATCTTGTACTGGACCAACTTTGCTAACTTCCCATCCAAACCAAGTTCCTTTGTCATTAGACATTTGAGTAGTTCTCAAATTGTATGTGTGACTAAAGAATGCTGGTGTGAACATTCCGTTTTTGCCTTTCATTTTAATACTTGCCATCATACTATTCCATTTTCTACTAATTTTTAATTGTGTCGATTTCATAGCAATTAAAGCTGTAGATGGAATATTACCTAAAACAACTACAAAATGACTTGCAGTTTTTTCAATATAATTACCATTAGGTAATCTATCTTTATATGAGGCATCTCTTTTTGTTTGAGTTAGTATATCACTAGATGATGGGTGAATTGCTACTGGAGCACCAGAACCTTCGCCTCTATCTTGCCATTCAATATACTCTAATTTGTAATGACAAGGAATGACTTGAATTCCTTTTTCTCCATCAAACAATTCTCCAGTTACAGAGTTATAAATCATTCCAGGTTCAGCACCTTGAACATATTTACCATCTCTCTTATTAACTTCTGGAGATAATTGTCCTAGTATTTTTAAGAATGGTAATGCTAAATCTTCATGAGTTAGATTTTCCACTCCTTGGTTTGCATCTGCTTCAAATATATTTACAGATAGCGCACCTGCATTAACTTTTTCAGTCATTGCATTATTAGTCCTTGGTTCTTGTTTCTTTATTACTTGTTCTTGTGACATATTTTTTACTCCTTTATGCACGTGTTATTTTAGTTCGGTTTCCTGCGAACACATTAAATAGATCAGAGGGCATATCGAGACCCTTTTCGATACGCTCCCTGACCAATGCCTTAAGTGTCATAGGTTCAACCTTTAACTTTTGGGTCGGTTGATAGCCTTGACCTTGCGCAAGGACAGCATATTCTGCTGCCTTGTTATCCTCGTTACGACCAAAGGAAACAGTAACCTCATTTTTAATAAGATCACCCAGGCCGTTATCACGAAGCCATTTGAATGCTTCTTCCTTTTTTTCTATAGGAATTGAAGCACCATAAACTGGTTTTACTTCTAGAGCTGAACCATCCGCTAGTTTCATTGTACTAATATTCATTTCGGTCATCATTGTAGGAATGACTTCACTTGATAATGTTTCAGCTTGTTGTTTAAGTTGTTTTAAAGATTCTTCTGCAATCTTTATTTCATCTTCTAGATTTCTAAGTTTAATAACTTGATCTGATAATGCTTTAGCATCATTAGTTTGAGTTATCGACTCAGTTTGATCTGCTTCGAAATTTATATTGTTCATATATATTTATCTCCTTTGTTAGAGTTAGTATTTCTTTCTTAGCACTTTTAATCATTTTAAAAGCTTTGTATTTCATATAATAGAAATCAAAAATTTTGTCAAGATTAAAAATAAAAAAACCTATTATAGCTAAACTATGATGTCTAAATTTTATATCTTCATCTCTTTCAAACAAATTAAAATTTTTTATAAAATGTATATCTTTCTCAGTTTGTTTTATAAAATTTTCTAATTTTAGCTTTCTATCTTTCATACGATACACTCTGTTTTGTATCTTCCATCGTTCTTTATCCATCATCTATGTTTCCTCTTTCGTATAAATTTATTTCAACTGGGTAGTATGTATGTTCTTGTCGATCCCATTTCAAGAGATTATATTTACCTCTTGTTATATCTGCGGCAATTGAACACGCTACACCTATTATAGCTGGATCACCTGTTAATAACAAATAATCTTTTTCAGTATAATTTTTTAAAAGTTTTCTTAACTTAAAAATTAATGGACCAGGTGACAAAATAATTTGACTAAATTCAGGCAACAATGTGACTAACTTGCCATATTTTTGTGCACCCATAATATTAAATTTTGGATTACCAGATCTTGTGCCAGGTAATTCTTGAATTACGTAAACTGTATTTTCACTCATAATTATTTTTACTTTCGCTTGACAAGTAATTACCTTTTATTATATAGATTGTCAATAGAAAGACAATAGGAAATATTATTATGAATTATAAATTTAAAACTAAACCATATGCACATCAAATAACTGCATTGGAAAAATCGTGGAATAAAGAAGTATATGCATACTTTATGGAGATGGGAACTGGTAAATCAAAAGTTCTTATCGATAACATTTCTATGTTGTATGATAAAGGTAAAATTAA